TGAGGCAGGCACAATGTTTAATGTGGTGGGTGATAAGCTAGACAAAAAATTTAATGACATATTACTTGGTGCCAAAACACCACAATCTAAAGAAGAAATTTTTGCTCGATTCGATGAATTGATGACTCTTTTTAAAAATAATCCAAAAGAGTTTAAATTATATTTACGTGATCCTAAGGATAAGAAAAGAACTTTTGAAATATACGAGGATACACCTTTCAAACAAAAATATTGGTTAAATTTAATTACACCATCAATAAATAATACTACAAATTTTAAAAAAGGCGGCGCAGTTAAGATGGCCATTGGCGGTGATCCGTTGACCAACATCAATCAACAACAGTTCGTCGATGACCCTGCCTTTCAAGGTCAAGACTTCTTCAAAGAAGCAGTAGAGTCAGGAAACCTACAAGCATTTAATCCTATCAATATTTTCAAAGGTCTCGGTAAAGTAAAAGCGATGCTGACACCTAATAAAGTTTCTGACGTTCCTACGATGCCCAAGGCTACTGATCCTATCGAAGATTTTACAGTTCCACCACCAATGAAACCTAAAGTAAATCCAGGAGACTTTCCGTTTCAGTCTTACTTACTAGGAGCGATCACTGATCCTAACGCACCTAAAAATGCAGCACCAAATGAGTGGATGAATTTTTTAGCCAAGGGTAAAAATGTTTCCGAGAGTGAACTAAATGACTCTGGCATTAGTGCGTACTTAGAAGACTCAGTAAAATTCCTACCAGGTCAAAAGGTAAGTCAAGAAACTTTAGTTGATGTCTTTGAGAAGTCACCGATCGCTAACATTGAAATATTTGTCAAAAAAAGTGAAGCTCCTACTTATGAACCAAATGATAATGTTGGTATAAACTTCAACTCTTTACAAGGAAGACCCGAACATCAAAATGCAGGTAATGTAAGAATTGATGAATCTGGTGAAAGGTATCGTGAGATATTAGTTAATGCACCTGAAATACCAGGTCAAAAAAATCCTTACTTTAATACAACACATTATTCTAAAGAACCAAACGTTTTAGCTTTCGCACGTGTTGCAGATTATAAGAACGTGCAAGGAGAGAATGTTGCCGTAATACAAGAACTGCAAACGGATTACTTAACAAAATTAAAAAAAGAACAAGAAAGACTAGGAGCTCTTGTAAAAAATATAGAAAATAGAAAAAGGTATTTACAAGATCTATTAATGAGAGATCCTACCGATGCTTACTATACTAATCAGCTTCGTGAATTAGAAACACAATATCCAAACGCTCGTGTTGAGTTTTTGAAAAATACAAATCTTACAAAACCATCAAAGCCATTAATTTTAGAAACCATGGCTCCTGACATACAAGCAAGTTTAGCTGAACTGCAAACAAAGATTCAGGCAATTACAAATCAAAATAAATTTCAAGTTGTAGATCCTGATTATCAAAACAAGATTGTAGCTTTACAATTAGAAGGCAGAGAACAATTCAACAAATTATTTGAGCTTAATAGACAACAAAATTTTGATGATCAATTGAAAGATATTTTTGTAACTGGAGAAAGCAGATCAGACGATATTTTAAGATCAGCACAAGAAAGAGATTTACCTGCTCAATATCGAGGTGGAAGAAAACTTGAAACCTTTCCTTCAATACCTTTTAACAAAGGACCTGATTGGATTGACATGATGCTCAAAGCCACCATTCAAGATGCACGTTCAGAGGGCATAAACAAAGTTGCTATTATGCCAGCAGAATATGTCAATATGAGATGGAATAAAGATCCGAACGGACCCGCAGCAGAAAAGTTTAAAACCATTTATGATAAAATTGCTGTTCAACAAATGAAAAACATTGCAAAGAAATATGGTGGTAGTGTTGAAATTGAAAATATAGTTGACAAAAGCAAAGGACAGTTTGGATATAAATATATTAACAAAGGTCCTGGTGGAGAAGAGATTCTCGATACGACAGATGATTTAGATAAAACTGTTATTGAACCTAAAGCTTATTTTGATGCTAGAATTATGAAGGAGCTTAAAACATATGGAGATAATTCTATTCTGTTAAGAAGAGAAATTGCTCCAAATCAATTCTCAGAATTCATAGTGAGACCAGATGATGAAAGAACAACGATTGGTTATAAGCTTGAAACACCACCTGATGATTTCAATCAAGACAATATTATTAGAATTATACAAGAGTATAATCCCTCAGAAACACCTATGTTTGTATTAACCTTACCAGAGGAAACAAGTAAACAAGGGCCAATGTTCTTATTCCGCAAAAAAGATGGTGGTAAAATTGCTTCTGATGGTTTAGTTTCAATAACTGAGATTTATGGAGAATATTGATGGTACAAAAGTTTAACTCAAACGTTCCCAATCCACAAAATGAAAACCCACTAGGCGCTGGTGGTGAAGAAGATTTTCCGGATTTGGATGTTGAGCAAGTTGGTCAAGAAGTAGATTTACAAACAGGCACAGATGAACCTGAAGTAATTATTGAAGAAGATGGTTCTGCAGTTGTATCTCCTGAGGAAGATGTACAAACGCTTGCAGGTTTCTCTTCTAACCTTGCAGAAGTTTTAGATCAAGCTTACTTACAAGCTGTTGCTAATGATTTAGTTGATAAAGTTGAAAATGACAAATCAACAAGAGAAGACTGGGAACAGTCTTACACAAAAGGTTTAGACTTACTTGGTTTCAAATATGAAGAGAGAACCAGACCTTTCAGAGGTGCTGCAAGTGTAAATCATCCTGTACTAGCTCAAGCAGTCACACAGTTTCAAGCCATGGCTTACGTTGAACTCCTTCCGAGTGATGGACCTGTAAGAACTCAAGTTGTAGGTGCAAATAGTCCAGAACTACAAATGGCAGCAGAGCGTGTTAAAGATTACATGAACTATGAGATTACTCATGTCATGGAAGACTACAATCCAGAGATGGATCAACTTTTATTTCAGCTTCCGCTATCAGGAAGTGCATTCAAAAAAATTTACTATGATGATGTCTTAGAGAGAGCAACTTCAAAGTTTGTTCCTGCCGAGGATGTCATTGTTCCTTATGGTTGTTCTGATTTAGACAGTTGTGAGAGAATTACACAAGTTGTCAAGATGTCTATGAATGATTTGAGAAAGAAGCAAGTTGCTGGTTTCTATCTTGATACTGAAACCATGGGTTATGATGGTGCAACTACATCAGACTTACAAGAAAAGAAAGATCAAATAGATGGAGAGAGTCCAGGTCAATATTCAACAGAAGACATGGTCGAACTCTATGAAATGCACGTTGATTTAGATTTAGAAGGTTTCGAGGATATTGATCCAAGAAATGGTGAGCCTAGCGGGATCAAACTTCCTTACATTGTAACGATAGATAGAAGCTCAAATCAAATTTTATCTGTTTACAGAAATTACGAAGAGAACGATCCTAAGAAAACTAAAAACGAATACTTTGTTCATTACAAATTCCTACCGGGTCTAGGTTTCTACGGCTTTGGTTTGATTCACATGATTGGTGGACTGACAAGATCAGCTACTGTTGCATTAAGACAATTACTTGATGCAGGCACACTTTCAAATCTACCTGCTGGTTTCAAGTCAAGAGGTTTAAGAATTCGTGATGATGATCAACCTTTACAACCTGGTGAGTTTAGAGATGTAGATGCACCGAATGGAATTATTCGTGAAGCTTTGATGCCTTTGCCTTACAAAGGTCCAGATCAAACTTTGATGCAACTATTAGGTTTCTGTGTTGATGCAGCAAAACAATTTGCAACTGTTGCTGATATGCAACTTTCTGAAATTGGTAGTTCACAAACTCCTGTGGGTACAACAATGGCTCTTATGGAACGTGGCACCAAAGTCATGTCTGCCGTTCACAAAAGATTACATTATGCACAGAAAAAAGAATTTGAATTACTAGCTAAGATTTTCAAATTAGTCTTACCACCTGTTTATCCTTATGCAGTTCCAGGTGGACCAAGAGAAATTAAGATGGCTGACTTCGATGATAACATCGACATCTTACCTGTTTCAGATCCAAACATCTTTTCAATGTCTCAACGAGTTACGTTGGCACAAAACCAATTACAATTAGCGCAATCAAATCCACAGATGCACAATTTGTATGAGGCTTATAGAAGAATGTATTTGGCATTAGGTGTAAAAGATATTGAACAGATACTTCCTATTCCAAAAGGACCACAACCAATGGATCCTGCTATGGAACATAGTGTTACTTTGAGAGGAGCACCCCTACAAGCGTTCCCTCAACAAGATCATGCACAGCACATAAAGGCACATAGAATATTTTTATCATCAAGTTTGGTAAAAACTAATCCCATGGCTATAGTAACTTTGGTTTCTCACATCAATCAACACGTCTCATTACTTGCTACACAGCTTGTTGAACAAGCTTTAGTGCAAGAAGCAGAGAAATTACGTCAACAATTTGGTGATCAGGTACCACCACAGGCAGTGCAACAACTTGCGGCGGCAAGAGATAAGCTAATTAACGAAGAAATTATTAAAATTACAGAGCAAATGGTTGCTGAAGAACAAGAAGTTTTACAAGATCAGCAAGTTGATCCGCTTGTTTTACTAAAACAGCAAGAATTATCACTTAGACAAGCAGAAATGGAGATGGATGCGCAGTTAAAAGGTGAACAACAAGGTCTAAAAGAGAATCAATTTGATTATAAACAGATGCTTGACTCTGCAAAACTCAAAAAAGACTACGATTTAGCAGAATTAAGAGCAAATGTTGCAAGAGAGAGAACAAATGCCACTAAACAAGAAGGGTAAAAAGATAAAAAAGGCCATGAGTAAGACATATGGCAAAAAAGAAGGCGCAAAAGTCTTCTATGCAAGTATAAACAAGGGAAAAATTAAAGGAGTAAAGAAAAAATGATGAATTTTCTAATAGGGCCCCTAACATCTTTGCTGGGCGATACGGTAAAAGGCTTCGTTGAGACAAAAAAAGCAAAAGCGGACT